GATTTAGATGCTTCTTGAGCCACTTGATGAAGAACACCGTTAGAAGCTTCAACAACTTTAATGTAAGCTCTTGCAGCAGCAGCTATACTCTTTCTCCATGAAATCATGGCACGAGCATCAAAACTTCCTTGTACCTTCTCAAAAGATTTCATCAACCCTTTAAGGGATGTAGCTGTTTTAGAGATAACCTCTAATGTACCACCCATCTGAGTTTTAATCAGTGTAAGCTCATTTCTAAACTTAGCTAGACCAGATGAATCAACCCTAAACCCGATTTCTGCATAAAACGATGCCAGTGCTGACATAGCCTCTCCTTATTAGTTGAGGCTAATCGCCTACTTTAGTCTGTGAGCATTACCTTATAATTCATTAAAGACTCATAAGTTCTTGGGTCTAGTTGCCCAACATATTCTTTCGCTACTTGTTTTATATACCACTCTTTGAATTTTTTGTAAGCTTGGAAAGCTTCTTCTGGCGTAGCAAAATAACCAAGATGCCTTTGCTTTCCCCTGCTGTCGTTGCATTGCGCTGCAAATCTGCCCCACCTCTTATCCAAACAAACTCCGACAGGGTACTCTCCTCTTACAGCATCCCCCTTAATAAATAAGTTGTTTATTCTTGAAGGAACGAACACACAAATATCCTCTGAGTACGTTTTGTTTCCTTTTACAAGTATGTCCTTATCTAGTTGCCAGTAGTTTCCTTTTTCATCTTTGCTTTTGAAACCAACTTGACTGTTACACCACTCATAAAAGAAGGAGTAGTTTTTGAAGTTATCGGAGCATTTTGTACCGCTATAAGATTGACGCTTTACCCAATATTTTTCTGTGCAGCGAAGCAGCATACTCTTCCATAAGTCGTATTCTTTAAGCATCCTGTTATTAAAGGTTGCAGGATACTCCGAGCTATTAAGCCCAACACCGTAAACAAGTCTACTCATATCGTCCTCCACAATTAAACGTGGAGTATAACACACAACTGCCTAAAAGTACAACAGCTATTTATTCCCTTTCGGTTGTGTATCTATTCTAATGGCATCCTGTAAATCAAGAAGCTCCAACATGTCGTACACATCTTCCAACCCATATATAGTTTGTAATTCGTGCAGCGTAGCCAGCTTTGTTTCACTTGTCAGTATTCTAAATATTTCACTTGGCTGTTTAAACTCAGCGTCTATTTGCTTAGACAAATGAGAGGAAAGTTTAGCACCTCCCTCCTCTTCCGTTACGCGCCTACGGAATCGGCTTGCATAAAAACATCAAGAAAATTCATCTTGATAATTGCAAACAATAACTTATACAATGTACCTAAGTTACCTGAGAACTCATTGTCGAACTGAATAGCCATCGTCCCCTTAGTAGCACCATAGGCAATTAAGTTCTTTGCTAAGTCAACAATGTTCACTTTCTCGACATCTTCAATTAACGTATCAACAATCTTTTTCATCACTTCGCCTTCTAGTTTGGCGACAGCATCAGGCGTTTTAGCACTGCCATCATTCCCTTCAAAGAAAGCTACTAGGCTACGCCCAATAAGCTTCATTATTTGAGGCTGTAGGCTCAATGCTCGCGTAGCTACAATGGTATTGATTGTATACTCAACGCCATTGATTTCAGTACGCTCTTGCTTAATCATAATTCCCTCTCTCTGTTATTCTAAACGATTAAATCTACTACACCACCAACAGAGCTTGGATTAACTCTAAATGTCCAAACTCGCTCGACTAATTCTTCATGTTGTTCTAAATCAGAAGCTGTCTCTATATAACCAATGCTTCGTAAATGAACAACGCCACCACTACCTAAAATCAATATATCAACAAAACTATCCACTGCGCTCTCTGAGGCATTAGCTAACTGTTGTAAATAAACATTCGTAATGGATGTTTGTAATAATGTCACTGTTACAGTGAATGGCTTGCGCCTTGTTCTTATTCTTGTAGAGTAGGCTTCACTAATACCGTTAATGGTTTTAGAAATAGCGTCTCCACGTTTTGTATTTATACTGATAACACCTTGACAAGTATGCCCTGCAATTGTTATGCTGTTTTGGGATGGGTCATAAATGGTGATACTCATATTAACCCTCCAATAATTCCTGTTACGCCTTCTGCTATTGCACCGATACCTGCTAGTTCAGCTAAGAGGTCATCCTCCCCATTTCCTGCTATTGAGTTAGTAGCATTAAGACACTTTATTGTCCATATACGGCTTTCCATTCCTGCGCTGTAAACTACATCAGGTTCGGTATCTAGCCATACATCTCTCGCAAAAAATACACTATTCCCCGACCCATCTCTGATAATAAACGGAAGTTTAGAGATGACATTACTGACTGTAGTTTTAATTCCTGATAAGCTACTAAGTCCGCTAAACGGACTTGTTGAATCAAGCTTGGTTAGAGACTTTAACATTAGTTTTTGAAGGCTATGTAAAAACTCATTAGAACTAGAAGTTTGAGCAAGTGTTAGTGTTACCGTGTATGTTGAGAAGCGTTGCATGGATAAGGCTAGAGTTCCATCCATAGCACGACTATGGCTAAACAAAGGTGTTTCCCTGTGGATTGTGATGAAGCTGCCATCAGTAAAACCGTTGATATGTTTAAGACCATACACGACTGATACATCGCTTGGGCTGTAGGTTGATACGCTCATTAGCCTTACTCCTTTATTGGTTAAGGCTAATCGCCTACTTTAGTCTGTTATTTCTACGGTGTAGTTTAGTAGTGCTTGGTAGGCGCGAGGGTCAATAACTTGTTTGTACTTCTCAGTAGTTACTCTGATGTGGGATTCTTTAGCTGCTTTATAAGCATAAAAAGCTTCTTCTGCGTTGTCAAAATAACCTGCTGACACTTCTTTGTGATTTATGCTTAATCTGGCTCTGAATCTGCCTTTGCGAAGTGTTACACCAACAGGATAAATACCTCTTGACCTATCACATTTTGTCAAAAGAAGGTTTAGTTCTCTTGGTATAAATACACAAGTATCCTCTGAATAAACTTTATTACCTTTAACTAATACATCTTTGTCTAGGTGAAAATCCTCTTGGTTAAAACCTATTTGTTTGTTACACCATTCGTAGAAATAACTGTAGGATTTAAAGTTTTCAGAACAAGTAGCTGTGTGGTATGCTATATGCTTCTTATCTTTCTTAACACAACGGCAAAGCATTTTTACCCACAATTCATAACATTTTGTACTAGCATTATTTTCCCAAGATGGGTATTTGCCCTCATTTATACCTATGCCATAAATAGGTTTGTTCCAAATCTTTCCACTCATAGTTAACCTCCAATATAAACCTGCATTCTACTACAGGTTTATATCTTCGTCAACTGTTATGCTCGCCAATCTGCGGAAACTGTTCCGCCTAAACTTTCGATTGTAGCTACATCTTCGGGCGAAATTAATCCGTTTCCGCCAATTAAGCTACTCATCTCTGCTGCTTGCATGACCCATTCTCTCGCCTGCATCCCACTTCCAAAGGCGCTGTTTGGCACTTTTGAAATCCATGCTTCCTGCGCGAAGTAGACTGAACGGCCACTCGCATCTTTGACAGTAACGGAGAACAAGCCAGTGCTGTTACGCGCTGCTGCGTCATTGCGCTGCAAAGCATCCAAGACATCATTACTAACAGATGTCTGCGCCAAATTAACTGTAATCATACCGCTTTTGTCAGCTTTGTATATTCGGCTAGTTTTGTTATCAACGCCGTTGTGTTTTTCATAACTATCGCTGCCGCGCTCTACGGTGATATTACTATCATCCATGTATCCGCCTACAACGTGAACTAGACCTGTAGATGACTGTGTAATAACAACAGACACATCCACTGGCGAAAGAGTTGCTACTCTTGATGTACTCATAAATTTCTCCTATCAGGCGTATACTGTACCGCTAATTGTTGTACCACGAATTGCACCAGCTAGGCGGGCAGTAAAAGTAACATCAGGAAGAATCCGTGTAGCGCGTTGTGCGGAACTAAGATTAAGCACGTTAGGTACAGTTACAACTGGTGCTGGCTCATCTGATAAGCCACCCACTTGAATACCTTCTGCCATAACTCCACGAATTGCACCCTCAATAGCTGCTGCCCCAGCAGCAGTCATACCAATTTTCCGTGTATTCACAAGGATAAACCAACAAGACTCCTGTATTCTTGACTTCAACCAATCTACAAAGATTGACTCATCAATCCAACCGCCATCAGCACACTTACCACCGATAACAACATCAACACTACCTACATTCTCATAAGTAGCCCCATTCTTAGCATGGATGTAACTAATCTCATCGGGTGTTAATGTATCAACTGTCAAGCCAACAATAGTTTTCTGTTCCCAAATGTTGCTACCAGCTTGTTCAGGCGCAAAGCGACCAACCAAACCACATTCAGCATAAGAGGTAGCCATACCACTATAGATGTAAGCTGTATGTGTATAACTCAACGCTTTAACTAAACTGAAAATGTCAGTAGTAGCAGAGGTTTTAATATCACTAGCTGCACTAGAGAACACATAGAACTTAGGTGATGTAGCTTTGATACCTTCGATGTAAGCTGCTACGGCTAATACGTCAGCATCAGCATGAGAGTCAATAGAAAGCATATACCATTGGTCTTTAACAGCACGAACGGCAGGAATAGTTGCTGACACCCAATCTTCAACAGATGCAGCATTGACAGCCACTAGGTTAGCTGTGTAGCTACGAATACTAGAAGCATCGCCTGAAGGTGTTAAGATTAAAGTGGTTGTACCTGTTGCAGCAATACCACTAGCACCCGTTGTAGGGATAGAGGCGGCTGTTAAAGCATCTTTCAAACCTGTGACAATCTCGGCTGCTGTAGCACTACCATCAGATGTAAAAGTGATTAATGTGCCATTAGCTTTGAAACTATATACAGCACTGTTAGCAACCGTCGGCGTAATTGTTACGCTAGGTACTAAACGACGACCAACAACAATTTTACTTGGGGCAACAGTTTGACCAAAGTATAAAGTTGCTGCTTTGTATACGGCAGAGGTAGTAGCGAAACCTGCTGTCAGAATATCAGCTAATGAAGTGTATTCTTTGGCACGTTCAGCGAAGATTGTATGTTCTGCAATGAAGCAAGGGATTGAAAAAGAAGCCCGTTGAATTGTACGAGTTTCTCGTGTGATGCTAACATCGACGATGTTATTTAATGTTGTCATGCTGACTCCTTGTTATTAGGGAAGGCTTAGGCTTACACCAATATCTTCTATTGTACTTGTTGTATTTTGTTGACCGTAATTATATCCGTAAGACATTCCATATCCATTATGATATGCCTCCACTAATTTATATTGCACAACACCATCCACATCAAAATTATCAATAGTGTCATCCACTAATGTAATTGTGTGTGTGTATCCAAACGTAATATCAATCCCTGTAATAGAGAAGATATTATTATCTCTCATCATCGGTACTTGAACCAACTTACCAATTTTGATAACACTTAACCCGTTATCTGCAAATTTAAGACGAGTATTTGCAAACCTCATCAACCCTTCAAATGTTTTAGCAATGTTTGGAGCGTTTGTATCACTACCACCACTTTGTTTGTTCTTACCGATAAAAGCAAAACGTACAGTAGTTTGGTAAGGGATAGTTAGGGTTTGCACCCTTGTTGTTGCATTCACCCATAAAGACTCTGTAGCTGAACTGATAGCGTCATCTGTTAATACAGTGATTTCACAGTAGGGGGTTTGAGGCTCAACACCATTGTTGTTCGATAAAACAGGTGTAGCACCTAAACTTAAAGACTCAAAAGCCAGTATCACACTATCTTCAACAGAGGTGTAAGATGAATTACTTACTGTAGTCATCCATTCACCTCGTCTCTTAGGGCTATTACCATCGTATGATTTAGGACACCCATTTCATAAGTGTATAGCTCAGACACTTCGTACCATTCACTATGCCAAGAGATTTTATCGCCCTTCAATAAGGCTGTTCCCTCTTGTGTCATCTTTAGCGTTGTGGTAGTGAACACCTTAATAGCTTTGTGACCCTTATCACCTTCGGCTGCTGTTGTGTTGTAGTTCTTAACTGTGTGTGGCTGAATGTTAGCTGTAATTGTAAATGTTGAATCAACACCTGCAACCCATCTACCGTGTGACAAACTCCCTGCCGCCACTCTTTTCACTGTTGCTGTTGTGCTTCCTACAGAGAGGAACATTGGTGTTAGCATTATGCCCTCCCTTTACCTGACGCACCTGTAGCTTTTCTAACTTTTCTAACTGCTTGGCTTGATAAATCTAATGTACCGTCACCGTATGTTTCTAATCGTTCAATTGTTCCGCCTGCTACATTACCAAGTTTCTCTTTGTTTGTTCCGTAAGCTTTCCGGCTATACATCATCCATT